CAGTCCCGCGCGGACGTAGAGGCGAACCGGCCCGCCGTGCTCCCGAGGGCCCCCGCTGGGCGTCGATCGCGGGCCACCAGCCTCCGGGTGGTCCCGGAGGTCCCCCGGGAGCTCCTGGCGGTTCGGCCCCGCAAGGTCCGGGCCAGGGTCCCGCGGGGTGTCCAGCCTCCCGCCATCGCGGTCCCGCCCCTGTCGGACCCGTTCCTGTCCTGGGGCCCCGTGGTGGTGGAGTGGGCGGAGCGGCGGCTGGGGCTCGTGCCCACCCCGTGGCAGCGGTTCGCCCTGGGGCGGCTCCTGGAGGTGGACCCGGACCGCGGCGGGCTGCGGGCTAGAGAGCTGCTGCTGTCGGTGGCGCGGCGGAATGGCAAGACCACCACGCTGCGCGGCCCCCTGGGCTGGCTCCTGGAGGCCAGCCCGATCTGGCAGCTGGGCGCGATCACGGCCCCCACCCGGGAACAGGGCTACGCGGCCCTGTTCGCGGAGCTCGCGGCGGACGTGCGGCCCCTGGGGATGGAGGCCCAGCCCACCGGGGCCAGGGCGGGGATCGGCTACGCGGACAGCTCCCGGCGCGTGTTCCTGCTGTCGGGCCGCCACGAGGTGGCGCGGGGGCGGACGTTCGACCTGGTGGTGCTGGACGAGGCGCAGACACGCGGGATCGACGGCGGGACCTGGGCCGCCCTGGAGCCCACCACCCGGACCAGGCGGGACGGGCTCCTGGTGGCCACCGGCACGGCCCCCGTGGAGGGGTCCGAGCTGTTCGGGGCCCTGTACGACCGGGCCCTACTGGCCGCCGCCAACCCCGGCGAGGATCCCCGCTACCTGGCCCTGGTGTGGGAGGGCCACGAGGACACGGACGCGGGGATCCGGGAGGCCAACCCCGGGGTGGCGGACGGGCTCCTGGAGCTGGACGTGCTGCGCTCCACCAGGCGGAGCCTGACCGCCCAGCGGTTCATGTCCGAGACGCTGAACCGGCGCACGTACGGCACGGAGCTGGCGTGGTGTCCGCCCGGGGCGTGGGAGGCGTGTGCGGATCCCTCCAGCTCCGCCCCGGACGACGGGGTGCCCATGTTCGGGGTGGACGTGACGCCCAGCTGGACCAGGGCCACCGTGGCGGTGGCCAAGCTGGACGGGGAGCGGGTCCACCTGGAGCTCGCCCGGGACTACCCCACCGTGGACGAGACGCACGCGGACGAGCTCGTGGCGGACGTGCGGCGGCTCCTGGCCCGCTACCGCGGGTCCCGGGTGGCGTACGACGCGGCCAGCCCCGTGGCCGCCGCCATGCGGGACCTGGCCACGGAGCTCCCGGGGCGGGTGGACGAGCTGGGCGGGCTGACGTTCCGGGCCGCCTGTGCGGGGTTCCTGGGCCACGTGGTGGCGGGGACGCTCCGCCACCGGGCGGACCCCATCCTGGACAGCTCCGCCCGCCTGGCCGCCAGGTCCGAGGACGGGGAGTCCTGGCGGTTCGTCCGCCGTCGATCGGCGGGCCACATCGACAGCCTGGTGGCGGGCGTGTGCGCGGTCCACCTGGCGGACCGCCCAGCTCCGCCACGTCCGCGGATCCGGTGATCTGTGACACGAGCTCGCGTCACACTTGTGCTACTGTTCGGCTCCCGGGCCCCACGGAGGGGCCCCAGTCTGGAGACGCAACCGTGACGACCACCACCACCCGCTGGCCCCGCCAGCTGACGCTCACCCCCGCGGAGCTGGCGTCCATCCCGTGCCCGTTCTGTGCCAAGGCGGGCCACGCGGCCACCCTGGAGTACGACGCCACCGTGGGCTGGCTGTGCCCCGCGGACACCCACGTGTTCGTCAGCCTGTGGCAGCTGGCGTCCGCGCGGCTGACGCCCGCGGAGCGGCGGACGCTCCGGGACCAGGGCGGCTGCGTCCTGTGCCACACGCCCCTGGTGCCGGTCCGGGACCAGGCCCCCTGTGACTGCGGGCTGGCCCGATGACCGCAACCGTGACCACCGCCCCCGTGGCGGATCCCCGGCTGTGCGCGTACTGCCGCCACGAGCTCCCCGCGGGGCTCCGCCCCCAGGCCCGGACGTGCTCCGATCGGTGCCGCCAGGCCCTGTCCCGGGGCCGCCGCCAGGCTGTGGACTGGGCGGCCCGCGGCCACCGGACCCCGGACGAGCTGTACCGGCTCCAGCTGGCCCGCCGCGCGGACGCCCCCGCCCCCATGCGGGTGGCGGGCTCCGCCTGGTGGGCGTGCCGGTGTGGCCAGCTCCTGGCCACCCCCACCTGTACGTTCTGTGGCGGGATCCGGCCCGCCAAGCTGCTGCTGGAGCTCCTGGTGGACGGCCCCGACGGCCCCACCCTGGACCTGGGGCTGGCGGACTGACGCTAGGACGCCCCAGGACGCGCCAGGACGGACGCCCCGCCCGCTGACACCAGCGGCGGGGCGTTCGGCTGTCCTGGGCCGTCCTGGGCGGGCTGGGGGCCGTCTAGGCGGATCGACAGACTGGCCAGGCGGCGGCCCGCGGGCTACCGTCCCCCCATGGGCGTACTGGACTGGCTGTTCGGCTCCGACAATCCCCAACCTGGCGAGGTGGCGCGTCAGCTCGCCCCGCCCTACCCCTCCGTGGAGGCGGCCATCGCGGCGGTGGTGGCGGCCCGCGGACTGACCGGCCCCATGGAGCTCCCCGCGGTGGAGCGTGGCGTGGAGCTCCTGGCGTCCACCGTGGCCCAGCTCCAGCCCGTGGCGTACCGGGACGGCTCCCCCCTGTCGGTGGAGCTCGCCCCCCGGATCGTCACCCGCCCGGACCCCTGGTCCACCCGCTACGCGTTCCTCCACGCCACGGTCCGGTCCATGGTGGAGACGGGGGACGCGTTCTGGTTCCTGTTCGACCCGGACCCGGAGACGCGGCGGCCCCGCGGAGCTCGCGTCCTGGACCCCGCGGAGGTGTCCGTGGAGTGGGACGCGCGGCGGTTCCTGCCCGTCTACACGTGGCGCGGGCGGACCATGACCCCGGGCGTGGACCTGGCCCACGTGCCCCTGGCCCCGCGAGCTGGACAGCTGCGCGGGGTGTCCCCCCTCCAGGCGTGCTCCCACGCCCTGCTGGCGATCACGGCGGCGGAGCTCTACGCCAGCGGCTACTACGGGGGAGCTGGCGTCCCGTCGGGCGTCCTGACCAGCCCCGTGGAGCTGACGGACGACGAGGCGGACGCCCTGCGGGCCGCCTGGCTGGCCCACCACAGCTCCGGGACCCCCACCCCCGCGGTCCTGTCGGGCGGGATCGCGTACGACAAGGTGGCGGACGATCCCGAGGCGTCCCAGCTCGTGGAGACGCGGGAGCATGGCGTGGCCACGGTGGCGCGGCTCCTGGGGATCCCCGCCCCCCTCCTGCTGGTGTCCATCGGGGGATCGTCGATCACCTACGCCAACGTGTCCCAGCTCTACGTGGAGCTCGTGCGGACCACGGTGGCCCCCCTCTACCTGGCCCCGATCGAGGCGGCCATGTCCGACCTGGTGCCGCGCACCAGCTCCGTACGGTTCGACCTGGGGGAGCTGGGCCGCCTGGACGTGGCGGGACGGTTCGCGGTGTACCAGGCGGCGGCGGCCCTGGGCGTCCTGGACGGCCCCGCCATCGCCCGCCTGGAGGGGATCCGGCCCCCTGACCAGGTGCCCACCCCGTACTCCCCCACCCCCACCCCGCTGGAGGCTCCAGCTGCCCCGGAGGTGCCCGTAGCATGACCACCCCCACCACCGGATCCGTGACGCGAGCTGCTGTCACGGACGCCACGGTGGAGCTCCAGGCGGAGCTCCGCCACGCCACCCCGGACGCCCTGGAGCTCCGGTCCGAGGACCAGCCCGCCCTGGAGCTCCGGGAGCTCCTGCTGCGGATCGTCCCGTGGGACCAGGTGGCGCAGACCGAACAGGGCCCCGAGCTGTTCCGGCGCGGGGCGTTCGACGGGATCGACCCCACCCGCGTGGTGGTGGAGTCCCAGCGGCACGGCGGCCCCCTGGTGGGCGCGGGGCTCGAGCTCCGCCAGGACCAGGACGCGGCGTACCTACGTGCCAGGATCGCCCGCACGGCGGCGGGTGACGAGCTGCTGGAGCTCGCCCGGGCTGGCGTCCTACGGGACGCGTCCGTGGCGTTCCTGCCCGTCCCGGGCGGCTCCCGGGTTCGCAACGGTGTGACGGAGCGCCACCGCGTCGATCTGCGGCGGGTGGCGGTCCTGGAGCGTGGAGCCTACCGCGGGGCGGAGGTCCTGGCGGTTCGTACGGAGGACACAACGGTGGATGAGACGACTACCCCCGCCCTGACGGTGGAGGCGATCCGAGCGGCTGTCCGGGAGGTGGTCGCGGACGCGATCCCCGCCCCGGTGGTGGCCGTCCCTGACCCTGCCCCCGCGGAGCCCATCCTGGGCCGCGTGGGTTCGTTCGCGGAGCTCTACGAGCGGGTGATGGACGGGGACCAGCTCCTGGCCCGGGCCATCGCGGACGAGATCACCACGGACGTTCCGTCCATCGTCCGCCCCGCCTGGCTGGACAAGCTCGTGGGGATCGTCCCCGGCAACCGGCCCGTGGTGTCCGCGTTCGGGCGGGCCAGCCTCCCGGCTGACGGGATGGAGGTCAACTGGCCAACCTACGACCCGGACGACGCCACGTCCGACGCCACCCGGGTGGGGCTCCAGGCCACGCAGAAAACGGACGTGGTGTCCGCCAAGATCGTGCTGGGCTCCGACAAGACCACGGTAGTGACATATGCCGGTGGGCTGGACATCAGCTGGCAGACCCTGCGGCGCTCCAGCCCCGCGTTCCGGGAGATCGCCCTGCGGATCCTGACCGCCAGCTGGGCCCGCGTCACGGACAAGGCGTTCGCGGCGGCGATCGTGTCCAAGGCCACCGGCTCCGTGGAGCTCCCCGCGGACGCGGACGGCGCGGCGTACCACGCCACGCTCCTGGAGGCGTCCGCCGCGGTGGACGACGCCACGGGCTCGCCCGCCACGTTCGTCCTGGCGGCCCCGGACGCGTGGCTGGCGATCGGCAAGGCGGCGGGGATCCTCCCGCCCGCGTACGGCACGCAGAATCTCGCGGGCGTGGGCCAGGCGTCCACCCTCCGCGTGGAGGTGTCGGGGCTCCCGATCCTCCGGGCCAAGAGCCTGGCCGCTGGCACGATCCTGGTGTCCAACGGGGAGGCGGCGGACTACCTGGAGGACGGAATGTTCACGGCCCAGGCGGACGTGGTTACCAAGCTGGGCACGGACGTGGTGGTGTGGAGCCTGGGCGCTCCCGCCGTCTACATCCCGTCCGGGATCGTCAAGGTGGCCCCGGCGGGGGGGGCGTAGGGCGGGGGGCGTCGGACGCTCCGTCCCCAGCCCCTCCCGTGACGCCAGCTGGCGTCACGGTTCGCAAGAGGTCCAAGAGGTAGTGCCGTGACCGTCCCCGCGTACCTGGAGACGAACGGACGAGCTGCGATCCCCACCAGGCTCCGCCCGGAGCCCGGTGGGGAGCTCCAGCTGGTCCTGGTCCCACGTCCGCCGCTGACCATGGCCAGCCTGGCCAACGCCAACCCCACGTCCGCCGCGTCCGTGTCCTGGCTGGACGATGACGGCACGTCCCACCTGGAGCCCCTGTGGCTCCTGGTGGAGCTCCCGGACGGCAACCCCACGCCCAGCCCGGACCCGGAGCTGGAGCTGCTGGTGGACCGCTACAGCGGTTCGTTCGTTCGGATCCGGGCCAGCTCCGCCGCCCTGGCGGACGGGGCGTCCCATCCGTTCGTGGTCAAGCTGGCCACCGCCCCGGGCCCTGGCGGGGCCGTGTTCGCGTCCACCACGGAGCTCCGTGGGATGGGCGGGAGCTCGCCCGCCTGGTGGGACCAGGACGGCACGCTAGGCAAGGTCCGGGACCAGGGCGGGCGTGACGTGTTCGCCCCCCGGATCGCGGACACGATCGACAGCGGGCTCGTGGCGTGGGGCCACCTGGACCGGACGGACCCCACCCACCCCGCCCTGGTCCTGGACCACCCCCCGGGAGAGATCCGCAAGCGGGCCACCCTGGGGGACCTGGTGTCCGTCCTGGAGCCCGTCCGGGTCCTGACGATCCGGGACGTGGGCCAGGCGGAGCTGGACGTGGTGGGGACCGCCGCGTACGTCCCGCCCAGCTCCGGGGGAGCTCCTGGCGACCCCTGGAGCTCCGGTGTGACCCCGGACGAGCTCGCCCGGGCCCTGGCCGTTCCGGCCCCCGGCCCTGGCCCAGCTGCTGACCGGCTGGCCCTGGCCCTGGCCACCGCGGAGGACGCGGTGGCGTTCTACACGGGCCGCCACACGGTGGCGGACTGGCCCAGCCCCATCCCGCCCGGAGCTCGCACAGCTGTGCTCCAGGTGGCCGTCCGTGTCTACCGCGCGGCGGACGTGACGTTCGGCGTACTGGCCACGGAGCTGGGGACCGTCTACACGGGCCGCTGGATCACCCCGGAGGTGTCCATGGCGCTCCTGGGCCGCCGTCGATCGTTCGGTGTGGCGTGACGAGCTCGCGGCCCTGGCGGGCCATCCTGGACGCGATCCGGTCCAGCTCCCCCCCGGAGCTGGACGCCACGTTCGCGTCCGCCTGGCTGGCCAACATGGCCACCCCCGCCGTCCTGGTGGTCCCAGTCCGCCGCCAGGCGGACCCGCCCTGTGACGTGCGGTGGGAGCTCGCCCTACAGGTGGTGCTCCCCCTCCAGTCCGACGATGACGAGCCCCTACACGCCCTGCTGGAGCTCGCCCTGGCGGCCATGCCCCCGGGCGTGACCGTCGGGGACACCACGTACGCCCAGGACGACCGCGCGGGCGGTTCGTACCTGGTGTCCACCACCACCCTGACCGCGTAGAACGGAGGACGCCAACGTGCCCAGCCTGTACGGAATGCCCAAGCTCACCTACACGCCCAGCGGCGGGTCCGCCACCCCGGTGGACCTGTCATGCCTGGTCCGCCCGGGCGTGACGTTCGACAGCCCCATTGAGACGATCGAGGATCCCGTGCTGTGCGATCCGTCCCGGTCCCGGACCCGCGCGGGGGCCGCCACGGTGGCGTTCACGCTCGTGGTCGGAGACGACTGGGCCACCACGGTGGAGGATCTGCTGGGGACCACCGGCACGCTGTCCGCCCGGGTCCCGGACGAGGACGGCCCGGGGTTCACGGCGGAGGTGTCCTGGCCCACCGCGTACCCCGTGGCGTTCACGGAGGACGGCTACTGTGAGGTGGAGATGGTCCTGGGCGCGGGCTCCATCGCGTACGTGCCCGCCACCGCCCCCGCCGCCCCGTAGGGCCCCGTGGGCCGTCCGAGGATCGCGGTCCAGGTGGACGGGGCCCGGGAGCTGTCCCGATCGTTCCGGGAGGCTGGCGGATCCGTCCGCGAGCTGTCCGGGGCGTACCGGGAGGTGGCCCGGGCCCTGGTGCCCCCCGCCCAGCGGGCGGCCCCCGTCGGCCCCACGGGCCGCCTGGCGCGGTCCGTCAAGGGCAAGGGCCAGCGGACCCGCGCGATCCTGGCGGCGGGCGGCGGGCGGGTCCCGTACGCGGCGGTGGTCCACTTCGGCAATCCGTCCGTCAAGACGTACCCCACCCACAAGGCCAACGCCAAGCGGGCCACCGGCACGCTTGGTGTGATCCGTCCCAACCCCTGGCTGTACCGTGTGGCGGACGAGCGCCGATCGGAAGTGCTGGAGGCGTTCGACGCCAACGTGGCCCGCGTCCTGGAGGGCGCAGGGCTCCCGTACCGTCGGAGGTGAACCGTGACAGCTGACAACAACGTGGTGCTGGTGGACCGGGCCCTGGTGGCGTCCCTGACCGTCGGGGAGCTGGAGCTGCTGGAGGACCGGACCGGGCGGCCCCTGTCTCGCCTGTTCGACGCTGACGCCCCCCGCGGCACGCTGCTGCGGTGCCTGGCGTTCATCGTCCAGCGGCGGGAGGATCCGTCCGCCACGTGGGAGGCTGCCGGGGACGCGCGGGTGGAGCTCGCGGCGGACGCGGACGCGGAGGTGAGCGGGGCCACCGCGGACCCTACGCGCGGTGGCCGCGGGAGGTCCCGCGGATGATCTACGACCTGGTGACGGCGTTCGGGTGGCTCCCGTCGGAGGTCCGGGCCATGCCCCTGGCTGACGTGCGGGGGATCGCCCGGAGCCTGGACCGCCAGGCCAAGCGGTCCAAGGCCAAGCGGAGGGGCTGACCGATGGCACGCCCGAGGGGCCAGGTCAACGTCACGATCGCGGGGGACGCCCGCGACCTGGAGCGGGCCCTGTCCAAGAGCTCCGGGGCCCTGTCGGGGTTCGGCAAGACGGCCCTGGGCGTGTTCGGCGGCAACGTGCTGACCAAGGGGCTGGACCTGGCCGTGGACGGGCTCCAGTCCCTGGCCAGTTTCGCGGTGGACGGGGTGGCCAAGCTGGACGGCTACGGGGACGCCCTGGCCCGCCTGGACAGCCTGTCCGCGGACCTGGCCAAGAGCGTGGACGCGGTGGACCTGTCCCGCTGGGGCGTGGACAAGGGGGAGGCGGCGGACGCGGCCCTGGCGGTGGCCAAGATGGGCAAGGCCCTGGGGCTGTCGGACGCGGAGCTGGCCAAGGTGGTGCCCGGGTTCGGGGAGCTGTCGGCCCAGCTGGCCAGCCTGGGGGACGGGGACCCCGTGGCCCAGGCGGAGCTGTTGGCCAAGGCCATGAGCGGCAACGCCAAGGCGGCCAAGGCCCTGGGCGTGGAGCTCCCCAAGGGTGCCAAGGGGATGGAGGCGTACCAGGCGATCGTGGCGCAGCTGGGCCCCCAGCTGGACAAGGCCACGAGCGGCCAGGTGAGTCTCGCGGACGTGGGGGACCGCTGGGGGGCCGTCATGGCCAACCTACAGCTGGAGCTCGCGGGGTTCCTGGAGGGGCTGGCCCCCGTGGCGTCCCAGCTGGTGGACCTGTTGCTGCCCGCCATGCGCCAGCTCGTGGACACGGTGGGGCCCGCCCTGGCGGCTGTGTTCGGGGCCCTGTCGGAGACGTTCGCGGGGTTCGTGGAGGGCGGCGGAGCTGCGGGCGTGGTGGGGATCTTCTCCAAGCTCGCGGAGGTGGCGGGGGCCGTGGGCGGGTTCCTGCTGGACAACGTGCTGCCCGCGCTAGGCAAGGTGGCGGGAGCGATCGTCAAGGCCCTGGGCCCCGCGATCGACGCGGCGGCTGCGGCGTTCCAGGACTGGCTCCCGGTCCTGGAGCTCGTGTGGGGGTTCGTGGAGGCCACGGTGGTGCCCCTGCTGGTGGACTACGTGGTGCCGTTCCTGGGCAAGCTCCTGGAGGTGGTGGCCAAGGTGTCCGGGGCCCTGGCGCGTAGCCTGGCCCCCGCCCTGCGGACCATCGCGGACTGGTTCGGGCGGGTCCTGGACTTCATCCGGCCCCTGCTGGACGGGC